GGACTGATCATGGGCTTTCTCATCTTCCCACCACATCAGTCTTAGGTCACCCATGAGCGGAAATCACGGACTGATCATGGGCTTTCTCAATAAGGTTTTTTAAACGTAAATTATAATAAATATAAACGGTAACAGTACAACTGTTGTTTTTATAAGTTTCTATGATTTGATTCATTTGATCATTCCTATTTAACGTAAATTATAATAAATATAAACGGTAACAGTACAACTGTTGTTTTTATAAGTTTCTATGATTTGATTCATTTGATCATTCCTATTTAGGTCTTACCAGAAATCATTAAGTTATTTTTTCCGTTTATTTTTTTACTATTTTTCGTAATTCTTTTTCTCATGAGTATCTCAAAATTAAAAAAAAATTTTAAATTAGCTGTTTCTCTGTTGTACTGTGGTACATGTACTAAAATTGCTTATCACATAAGCATTTAACAGTACCACAGCTACTTTTTTATAGCTGTTACCGTGAAAATATTTATTTTTACGTTTATATAATGATGTTTTGAAAGCGGGAGTGTATTATAGATTAAATTTGATTCTATTATATAAATAAATCACACTATATAATAGTATGCTTCTTATTTTCATTTGATATACAAAATATGGAAGATGAAGAAATTGATGAATTTATCAATTCTAATAAAGTCGATAATTATGAAGAATTGAGAAAAAAAGTAATTAAAAAACTTAAAGATAGAAGGAAAGAAGCTCTTTCATGTAAATTAACATTTAAACCTGATAGTTTTTATGAACAATGTATGAATGAAACAACATTTATTACACCCAGTTCTATTAAAATATACACCTATCGTATGAGATTTATAAAAAAATATTATGCTGAAGAAAATACTACTACACATTCTATTTTAACGAAACCCTGGAAATACGCAATTCGTATTATGGATTCAGATGTTAATCTAAAAAGTAAATTAAATAGCTTTGTAGCTATTTTATCATATCTTCAATATGGAGACATTAAACGAACATGTAGAATATTCTTTACTTTATGGTACGCACCTTTTAAGTTAATTCATAGAGAAATGACTAAACAAATTGAAAGCCATACAGCTACAAAAAAACAAGAAGATAGTATGATCGATTGGAAAGAAATTATAAAAAAACGAGATAATTTAGAATATGGATCAATGGATCATATTATATTGTCGATGCATACTTATATTCCTCCCCGTCGTCAAGAAGATTACTGCGAAATGAAAGTATATACAGATGAGAATTTAGAACCAGAAAAAAATCATAATTACTTTCAATTGTATAACAAAAGATTAGGATCACCAGTTCTATTTTATAAAGATTTCAAAACTTCTAAATTTATGCCCAGTTTTTTAAATAAAGAAATACCACAAAAGTTTGTTGATATAGTAAAATTTAGTTTAGAAAAACATCCTCGTGATTATTTGATTGTAAATCCAAGTAATGATAAGTATAATCCTATTAGCTTTAGATGGAAAATAAATGATACTTTAAAACGTGTTTTAGGAAATAAACATGCCAGCGTTAACACATTAAGACATTCATATGTCAATTATATATCTAAAAAAGAATTAACATATGGTCAAAGAAAAAGAATAGCACATAAAATGGGGCACGGGATTTCTACAAACATGGAGTACATGCTTTTAGCAAAAGATAAAAAAGATAAATAAAAAAGAAAAAGAAATGAATATTTTGACTAATCGAGAAGCTGATTGATTTCATCTTGTACAATCATTATGATACTCTTGATTGTAGGATCGTTGTGATGTAAAAAACATGATAATTTGCGGTTAATATTTTTATATATTTGAATATTTCTATTGTTTTTTTTTGGATTATTATAGACAAATCTTTTTCTATATGGACATTGTTTTTTTCTTTCAATTTCTTTATCATTTTTTTTTGTATTTTCATATTCATTTTCAACATCAAAATCATCATATAATGACGATTCATTTTCATTAGTCATACATTCATTTTCTTCTACTTCATCTTCTACTTCATCTTCTACTTCATCATCATCTTCATAATCCTCTGTACTGTTTTCTAAAGATTCTGTATCATTAATTTCATCATCACAGCCTTTTTCAGAGTATCTTTCATCTTGATTTTCTGTAACATCTCGTTTTTTTAAATCATTTTGAATTGCTTTAGTAATTATTAGCTTTTTACTATTTTGTTTAGGTTGTGAATTATTCTTCTTTTGATTTAGTTTTTTAATTCTTATTTCTTTAATAATTTCTGTAATATCTTTTTTTTGTTTTTCTGAAATATACCTTTCTATCCCCTTTAAATTTATAAGTGTTGTTAATGCATTCAAATGATTTTTTATCGTATTATATTGCATATTATCATATCTAGTTTCAAATAATTTCTGATCGTTTACAATTAAAGTGAAAAATTCCCTTATATCAGCCTGTGATGACTTGAAATCATGTTTACCAAGTAATCCTCTTATTTTTTCGTTATTGTTTGGACTAACATTTTCATCTACCATAATTTTTTCCAGAGTATTCATGTACAATTTTTGATCATTTTCAGAATTCATTTTTGACATCTTTTTATAATGATCTATGTATTATTATCATTTTCTACTTAAGTAATATTCTTTCAATTTTTTTATTTCCATCTTTTTATATAATCTTAATAAGATACTTATCAAATTAAAATTCCAATTCTATTGACAAATAAAAAAATGCTTGAAAAAATAAATTATATCCAATTTTATTATTTCTAATCATCATCACTTAAACTAAGAAAATCTCTGTTTTTCCAACAGATCCCTTTATAAACTCTTCCTATATTTTTAATTGATACTGAAGGACGACCTAATAATGCAGTTACTTCTTTTCCAAAAACGTTGTTCGGTAAAATACGATCATTATTTGAATAATCGAATGTTTCAAAATATTTATTATATAGTTCACCGCTTGTAATATACTTATCATCAGTTGTATAATCAATATAATCTCTTACCCATAATGACAAAGAATTTGTACTTTCAATATAATCTTTTGTAAAAGTACTCACACTTTCTGGTTCATAAAAATGTTGGTTTCCGTAAATGTATTTTTTATAATATCTTAGTAAAATCAACATAAATTGTTGAAAGTATTCTACTTTATTAAATTTATCTTTTAATGTATAATCACCCTGTTTTTGACGAGGAGTAATAGGATTGTTTACAAATTGATAAGGAAAATGTACTATCTTTAATGTATTTGCAATACCATTATCTACACTTGTTAAGTCTGGTATCTTGTTCATTTGAAAAATCATTCCAAATTGAGGTTCAAATTCTATACAATCACTATAAAGAGCTCTTCCTTGTATTTTATCCCTTCCTCTAAAAAGTTTTAGTTTGTTTGAACTAAATTTTGAACTTACTTCATCTGGTTCAGAAGATACCCAAACTCTTTTACCTTTTGATTTTACTAATTCAGGGGATGCAGAACTTGTGGATGAAGGGGCATTTTTTGTCGTAACAATATCTACTGATGGTTCATAATAATAATCACCTAAACAATTTTTTAATAAAGTCATTAAAGTACCTTTACCATTTCTTCCCGCACCTGTAAAAAACCACAAACATTCTAAGTATTTTTCGCCGTTTAACATATATGCTAAAACTTTTAAGATGTATTCCATGTTTTCCTCATCTTCTGTGATTGAACGCACAAAATTTATTATATAATCTTGAATTTCTTCATTATCTTTTTCAATATAATCATAATTTGTACAAAAAGTAATGTAATCATCAGATTGTCCATTTCTAAACTCCATTTTATTTAAATCGTAAACACCATTCCTGAATCCAATAAGATGAACCTTTGTATCAAATAATCTAACTTTATCATTTAATTTATCATTAAATAAAGGTAAACTTTGCCGGTATACGTTTTCTTTAAAAGAAGAACTTTGGAGTTTTGAAATAATATCTAGATAAATTTTTTCTTTTTCTTTGTTTTCTTCAATCAAAAATTTGTATTTTTTGATGACATTGTTTCTTTTAGAATCATTCATCTCAAAATTTTTTTCTTCTTCTTTTTTCTTGCTTTCTGGATATTTCTTTAAATATAATTCTAAGTCTTCTTCTTTTTTTTTAATCAATTCATCGTATTTCTCTTCAAGATATGCTTTTTTCCCGTATAGTTTTGCTAAATATAGTTCATACTCATTAGAAACATCGATAAGCTTATGTTTTAAATGGAAATATTCTATTATTATCCATTTATGCATAGTGTCAATAAATTCATACCAAACATTGTTTTTGTTTGTGAAATTTGTGGTAAACATCATAAATAAAACGTTTGCCACATCTTGCGCATCTAAACTTTTACTTTTTTTAATCTTTAAATTATTGTAATCAACATTAATTTTATCATAATCCGCCCTACATAGATCTTTTTTTAACCAAAAGATGATTGATCCAATATGTAATGTATTCATATTATTCAATTGCATATTCTTCCATACCCTTTCACATTCATTGAAATTAAATTTTTTAGACTGTGCACTAAATTTAATCCATGTTGATAAATGTTTATCATTGATCGATTTTAAAGCCCATCCAACCTCCATCCATTCAGTATAATTATCTGCACGTTTTTTATCTAATTTAGAAATAAGACTTTCAATAAAACAGAATATATTAGTTTTATCTTTATCAACAACTGAATCCATATATTCATGTGATTCTGGATTCGTATCATCAAATATACTTTTATCTTCATTTTCATTTTCATTCTTAGAACTTGTTTCTATATTTGAATTATCAAATGATATTTTATTAGATGGTGATGTATCTTTTGATACAACTTTTTTTTTAATCTGTTTAGGGATTGTTTTAATTTTACTTCCTTTCTTGATTTTGTCAATATCTTCACCTTCCTTTGTTAAGACTGTTTCAATATTTTTTTTGTTTCTTACTGACAATATTTGAATATAACGACATTGTACTTTTTCAATTTCTGTTAAAACCTTTTTTGTCATCTTCTCAGTTTTTACATTATAATGAAAAATAGTATTTATTAACCAAGGAATTGTATCATCTTCTTTTTGACTCCCATACATTAACCAGCCTGTATTATTTATAACAGATTCATCATATATCTGATAAGGATCTGTCTCAATAAAATCAAACTTTTTGAAATAATCTTGATTTTCTGTAATAAAGTCTTCACGAATTTTATATTGGATATATGGTGACACTACAAGAGAAGGAATGACTATATGAACACCATCTTTTTTATGTTCATTTTTCTTTCCAAAACGGATTGGTTTAGTTAGTGAATATATATCGATATTACTTGGGAATACTATGTATTTTTTTGAAATATTCATTACTTTATAAATAAAATCTTTAACATTTTCGTCAGTAAAAGGTGAAGTATTTACATCAACTTTTAATCGAAAATCGAGATCAATTAAAATAGGCGCTTTCATGTCTTTATGCATTTCAACAATTCCCAAAATATTTCTATGCATAATTTGTTCTTCATACAACTTATAAAATTCATTTAGATCCTTGTCTTCGATTGTTACAGAAATTTTTGGATTTTGTAACGAATTATGTGTACTTTGACCATTTTTTTCGGTCTTTCGTTTTTTCAAAAAATTTGCGAATGCCCAAGAATCTATCATATTTACCTTTTATCACTTTATATGTTTGATTTTTCTTATTAAGATATTTCTTCTTAAGTAGTAATTTTTATTTCATGTAATCAATTTTTTTTCTAAAATTTTTTACACAAATATTAACTTAAACATAAAAATAAAATATATAGGTACATCAATTACTATATAAAGAAATATTAAAATATTACATCTAATATTTATCAATATTCAGCAATATTCAGCAATATTCAGCAATATTCAGCAATATTCAGTAATATTAAGGGATATTTAACAATATTCAACAATATTCAACAATATTTAAGAATATCAAGGGATATTTAACAATTTTTAGATTGTTTAAAATGGAGATTTTAGAACAAAGAGAAAAAAAATGTATTAGCACATTGACCAAAAAAAGATATGATGATATTTGTTTTCAATTAAATTCTATGATTTCTGATAAAAATCTTGTGCAAAATATAGAAAATATTATTAAAAATGTTATGAACTTTGACCCAAATAATCGTTCATATGTTAAAACTAATTCACAAAAAAGAGTACAAAAAATTAAACAAGAAGCGTCTGAAAAAGGAATGACATTTTGTCAATATTTAGCACAAAAAGAAAAAGTTCGTAATAAAACAAAATAAAACAAAAAAAAACAACTAATACAGACAATTTGACATTTTCTCCATATTCATATTCATTAAATATATTTCATTCTGTTTTCTTGTTCAACTTTTTCTTTATAAAAGTTAACAAATTTGCTTTTTTAATAGATTTTCTTGAATACTTGAAAATTAACACAAACATCTTTTATCACACACATATATATAAAAAATATAAATACAAGAAATATACATTAATTGTCAATTCATGAAAATTTTTATTACTTAAATGAATATTACTTATTCTTATTATTATTCAATATGGAACAAAGATATATAGATGAGAAAAAAATGAGAGAACAGGAGAGTACAGAAGAGGACAGAAGAGGACAGGAGAGTACAGAAGAGGACAGAAGAGAACAGGAGAGTACAGGAGAGTACAGAAGAGAACAGGAGAGGACAGA